AGTAGGAAATATAAAAGAAGAAACCTATGTTTCTAATAAGGATTTACAAGAAGCTGGTCTATATCCATACTTACAAAGTATGCTATATAACTATGTGTGGAACTCCTTAACAAGAGCAGGATATGAAATTGAAACTCTCCAAGTCCACCTAGACCATATGTGGATTGTAAGCCAGTATGCTGATGAATATAATCCTATTCATTTTCATACCTATTGTGATCTCTCATCTGTATTGTATTTAAAGATGCCCCCAATGGAAGATAGAATAAATAGTAAGAAATTACCTGATTACAAAATGCAACGAGATGGGATGATTGAGTTTGTCTACAAAACGGCTTGTCCTGGTGGGCTTGAAAAAGGCTCGGTATCCTTTATGCCCCAAGTGGGACAATTAGTTATGTTTCCCTCCAATCTATTGCATACAGTTTATCCTTTTAAAGGAGATGGAGAACGACGATCTGTAGCCTTTAACTCTCATTGGAATGCTAAACTTAAAGATGGAAAAATGTTTGATAAAGCCATGAGACAACCTAGCGATCAAACTCACGAAGAATACAAAAAAACACTAAGGAGTAAAAGTGAAGTCTCAGGCTTTGCCGAACGTAAACAGAGAAGCCCTAATAGCGGAGATTCAGAAGAGGAAAACAAAGTCTGAAAAACCTCAATTTGTATTTGAGGAATTTTGTTTTGATAAACAAACAGATTTTTTCCGTGGCGATGGTTCAAGATTTAGAACTACGGTATGTTCTCGTAGAGCAGGTAAAACTGTTGGCATAGGTGCTGATATGATTGATACTGCTAGAGGTGAACCTGAAGTTAACCTGCTCTATATTACCATAACTCAGCAACAAGCCAGAGCTATTATATGGTCAGATTTACTTAAGATAATTGAAGAATATGAAATAGAATGCAAAACAGATAATACAAGATTAACAATTACATTTCCAAATAAATCAAAAATTTATATAGCAGGAGCGAAAGATAGAACAGAGATAGAAAAATTTAGAGGCTGGAAACTTAGAAAATGTTACATAGATGAGTGCCAATCCTTTAGGTCATACTTAAAGGAACTCATAAATGATATCATAATCCCAGCCTTAAGGGATTTACGTGGTGGTTTGTGTCTCACTGGTACTCCTGGACCAGTTAAAGCTGGAGTATTCTACGAATATTCTCAATCTAAAAACTGGAAGTCCCATCACTGGACAGCTTTTGATAACCCTTATATGCATTCCCCTCCTGATTTGGATTTGGAGGAGATTCTTCGTGAAGAACGGATTATTAGAGGAATTGATGAATCGGACCCTTCCTATATTAGAGAGACTTTTGGAAAATGGGTCGAAGATAAAGATTCTCTGGTTTTTAAATTTAGTAGGGCTAAAAATACTTATACTGCTCTACCTACTACAGGGGAATGGAACTATATTATTGGAATTGATATCGGATACAATGACTCAGATGCTATCGCTGTTATAGGCTACAATACGCATCACAAGAAAGTTTATTTAGTTGATGAACATGTCAAAAACAAGCAAAACATTAGTCAATTAGTAGCCGTAATTAAAGAGTATAAAGAAGAGTATAATCCCATTCGTATGGTCATGGATGCAGGAGCCTTAGGTAAGAAGATACAGGAAGAGCTACGTATGCGTCATGGGCTTAATATTGATGCTGCAGATAAGGCTAGGAAAGTGGAGTTTATTGAATTATTGAATGATGATCTTAGAACAGAGAAATTCAAAGCATTCAATAAGTCCTTATTTGAAGAAGATTGCATGTTAGTCCAGTGGGATAAGGACTCCAGGATTAGGAATCCTGAAAGACCAAAGATATCAGACACTTATCACTCCGATATTTGTGATGCTGTGCTATATGCGTGGAGAGAATGTAGGCATTATTTATCTGAAAAGCCGGAAATTAAGCCTAAAGACGGAACAAATGCCTATATGAAGGAGTTAGAAATGAAAGAAGCTACAGAATGTGAGGAAAGAAAGAAAGATCCATATGCTTTTGAATTAGAAAAAATGTATGAGGAAGATATAGAATCTTTAGATAATATAATAGAAGAACAATAAGAGGTAGACGTGTTAAAAAATATAGAAGATATTAAATTATTTATAGAATGGTGTAGAGAACATAAAGTAAGGTCTTTTAAATTTGAAGATATTCAGTTCGAATTATCTGAGCTAAGTTTTATAGAATCTACTAAAAGTTACACCGATGATTTACAGTCTACATTAGATGAATCTAAATTTGAAAAAGAACAACAAGATAAAGAAGATGAAGAGATGCTCTTTTGGTCTTCAAATAGATAGGATATTTTATGTTTGATGAAATAAATGGAAATAGGTGGTGGCTAGCTAAACGCAATGACCTATACCAGGAGTTATTTGCATTTGTGTCTACTCTTCAAAGTAGGCAGTCATATAGAACTGCAGATAATTTAAAATATGCTAGATTATATGGTAATTATGACCTCAGTGGTTTAGATATTGCAAACTATTCTAGAATAGAGACAAGTTATAATACCGTTAATAGGGTAACACTTAATATAATCCAATCAATGATAGATACTGTAGTGTCTAAAATAACTAAAAATAAACCTAAAGCAACTTTTTTAACTTCAGGTGGTGATTTCAGCCTTCAATCTAAGGCAAAAAAACTTACTAAATTTGTAGAAGGTCAATTTGAGAATATGGACTTTTACTCTAAGGCTGTTCTAGCTTTTACTGATGCTTGTATTTTTGGAACTGGGGCTATTAAATTTTTTATTAAAAATGGACAGCTTTATGCTGAAAGAGTTCTTATCGAGGAAATCAAGGTAGATGATATAGAATGTTACTATGCTCAACCTAGACAAATGCACCAAGAAAAACATATTCATAAAGATGTTTTACAACAAATGTTTCCTAAGTTTGAACAAGAAATTGAAGTAGCTAGTAATTTAGGAGCTAATGGAGAACAAAGTAGCTATGTTGGAAGTTTAAAAGACATGGTAAAAGTTGTAGAATCTTGGCATTTACCTTCTGGTCCTAAAGCTAAGGATGGAAAGCACACTATATGCGTATCCAATATTACACTATTTGAAGAAAGTTATCATAAAGAGTATTTTCCGTTTGTATTTTTTAGATGGAATGTAAGACCTGTTGGTTTTTTTGGTCAAGGTTTAGCGGAACAAATACAAGGTTTACAACTTGAAATTAATAAAACTCTTAGAACAATACAGGTTTCAATGCACCTTGTATCTATTCCAAAACTATTAGTAGAGGCAAGTTCTAAGATTGTATCTTCTCATTTAAATAATAGAATTGGAGGAGTTATTAAATATGTAGGGACTCCTCCGCAATATGCTCCTTTAGGAGGCATTCCTCCAGAATTATTTTCTCATGTAGATAAACTATTTGCTAGAGCATATGAGATTGCAGGAATTTCTCAATTATCTGCCCAGTCAGTAAAACCTGCTGGACTGGATTCAGGAAAAGCTTTAAGGACTTTTAACGATTTAGAAACTGAAAGATTTATGTCCGTAGCTAAGAGATATGAAAAAACATTTTTAGATTCAGCAGAAATTATTATAGACTTAGCTAAAGACTTATATGAAAAAAATCCTAATCTTAGTGTAAAATCTAGAGATGGAAAATTTGTCGATACTATTAAGTGGAAAGATGTAGATATGGATGCTGACAAATATATGATGCAAATCTTTCCTACTTCAGCCTTATCTACTTCTCCGGCTGCTAGATTGGCAGATGTGCAAGATATGCTTCAAGCAGGATTTATAGGAAAAGAGGCTGCTATTGGTCTTTTAGACTTTCCTGATTTAGAAGGAACTATGGATCTTCTAACTTCGGATAATAGAAATTTGGAAAAAATGATAGAAACAATGATGGATGAGGGCAAATACTTTCCACCTGAACCTTATCAAAACCTAGAAAACGCAGTTAGAAAAGTTCAGCAAGCATATTTAATGTACCGAGTTAGAAATGCTCCAGAGGATCGTCTTGAGTTATTGAGACAGTATATGGAGGATTGTCAGACCTTATTAAATAAAGCCAAGATGCCACAGCCCACTCCAGATGAGTTAGCTCAAAAACTAGCAGCTATGGGTGGTGCAGACGTACCTGTAGGAGCAGTAACAGAAGAATTGGAAGGAGCAGAGCCTCTACCTCCAATGCCTGAAGGAGCGCCTCCAGTAGAAGAGCAAATAAATGAACAAGAGATAACAGAAGAACCATTATAATAAGAAAACAATTAATAGATCACTAGATCGGGCTATGCCCACTAAGTAAGGAGAAATTGATGGACGGACAAGCAGAATCACATGAACACTTAAATGACGTTGTAGTAAATCAAACAGAAGAAGCCGAAGATACTGGAAATCTGTATGATCACAACGAATACGCCTCTGATAATTATGAGGAGGCACCAGAAGAGAGTTCAAATCAGGACCAATTTGCTTCAAAGTTTGCCGCTTTAAGTAGAAAAGAAAAGGCTCTAAGAGAAAGAGAGTCCGAGTATGAGTCAAAATTTGAAGAAATGGAGCGAAGGTTAGCAGACTATGAGACTAAAAATCAAGAGCCAGAAGTCGATTGGGAACATATGCTACGAAATAATCCTCTTAAAGCACTAGAAGAGGCTGGTTTAGGGTACGATAAGTTAACAGAGTTAGCCTTAAATGATGGAAAGTTAACTCCTGATATGCAGTTAGCTGCTATGAGACAGGAATTAGAGAATGATTATAAGCAAAAATTTGAGGAACTAGAAGATAGGTTAAATCAGAAAGAGCAATTAGAACAAGATACCTATTATGATTCTGTCCAACAAAATTTTCAAGATGAGATAGGAAATGTAGTACAGCAAAACCCAGAGAAGTTTGAACTAATAGCTGCTAGTGAAGCAGATGGTTTAGTTTATGATGTAATAGAAGAACATTACAATGAAACTGGAAGAGTACTAGATATAGAAGAAGCTGCAGATGCAGTAGAGAGTTATTTAGAGGAAGAAGCTAATAAACTTATGAAGTTAAAAAAAATAAGTAACAGGTTAGGAATTGACCCATTAGAGTTAGAAGCAATGGAACAAGTTACACTATCCAACGATCACTCAGCACAGGTGAATTATGAAGGTGCTAATCGTATGTTATCAAATGATGAGAGTAGGGCTCGCTCAGCCAAAATGTTACAATGGGAATAATTACTAATAAGTCTTAATTAACTATAAGGAGTTTTAAAATGGCTTTAAATATGACAACTTTTGCTGCAGCTCTAAAGCAGCATTATACAAATGAAAGGATTGAAAACATGGTCTACAAGGATAATCCATTCCTTGCCATGGTTTCTAAATATGAACAATTCGGTGGTGAAAACCTGAAGCTTCCTATTAAATATGGGATTCCTCAAGGTCGTTCTGCTACCTTTTCCGATGCTCAGGCGAATAAGACCAACTCTCAATTAAAAGCATTCTTGCTTACCAGAGTTGCCGATTACTCTCTTGCTTCAATTCAAAACGAAACTATAGAAGCTTCTAAAGGTAATGCGAATGCATTCATGGAAGCTGCTACTTTCGAAATTGATGGTGCTATTGAGTCTGCTACTCGATCTCTTGCCGTATCTCTCTTTGGAGATGGTGGTGGTTCTATTGGTCAGATTGATACTACTGTTGCAGGTACTACATTAACGCTTAACACTTCTCAAGACATTACTAACTTTGAAGTTGGTATGCAAATTGACTTTTATACTGCTGCCACTGGTGGTACTGTAAGAGCTGGTGGACCTCTTACCATTAGTTCTGTAAACAGAGATGCTGGTTCTATGGTTGTTAGTGCTAACCTTAACACCATTACTAGTATTAC